TCTCTGGACTAGTGCCACTGGTCATGGTAAGTCTACCATTATCCGTGAACTAATCTCCGATCACCTTAATCATAATCGTGCTGTAGGTGCTGTCTTCCTAGAAGAATCACCTGAGCAGACTGTGGATGATTTGATCTCATCAAAGATTGGTAAGCCAGTCCGCAAGATCATGTCTCAGCGTCAACTCAATGAACTACGAAAGACTAATAACAAGCCTATCGTTGACATGGTTGAAGATAATCTAACTGAAGAAGAGTATGCAGAAGCAAAGAACTTTATTAGTACCAAGCCTCTTTATCTTTACGATCATATCGGTAACGCTAACATTAACAATATCATTAATCGCCTTGAGTACATGGCTGTTGGTCTGGATTGCAAAGTCATATTCCTTGACCACATCACTCTGCTTGGTAATATGCTATTGTCTAGCGGTTCTGATTTCGGTAATGATGAGAGACTTGTTCTAGACTCCGTAATGAAGAAGCTACGAGAACTGGTAGAGCGCACTGGTGTCACACTCCATGTGATTGCTCATATCAAGAAGACTGATAAGAACGTAGACGAGGGTGATCGAATCAACCTTAATGATCTTCGTGGCTCAGGTTCTCTTGCTCAGATTGCTGATAACGTCTTTGCACTTGAGCGTAATGCTCAGCATCCAGACCCAGCAACTGCTAACACAACTAATGTACGAGTCCTCAAGAATCGTAAGGGTGGTCGTAGAGGCATCGCTACGGCTCTGTTCTACAACGACCAGACATCCAAGCTTATGGATATCCCGTTCGTAATTACCCCCGAAGGAGAGGTGCTATATCGCTACGATGAAATTAGCGTTTGACATTGAGGCTAATGGACTCAATGAAGTAGTTGCTGGCAAGAAGGATACCTACTTGCGAGAGGCTACAAAGATTTGGTGTATGTCGGTTTGTAATATCGACTTAGGTGAGATGCTCTTGTTTGAGCAGGATAACCTAGCTGATGGTATCCAAATGCTTCGTGATGCGGATATGATCATTGGTCATAACATCTATGCTTTTGACATTCCACTCATTGAGAGACTGTATGGTTCTCTTGATAAGAAACCAGACCAGATCATGGATACCCTGATTCTGTCTCGTCTTGTGTATGGTGACAACCCACCAACAACTGATCAATCACATTCTCTTATGGCTTGGGGTGAACACCTCGGTCACAGTAAGATTGATTATCAGGGTGGTTGGGATAACTATACGGCAGAGATGGGCAAGTATTGTCTACAAGATTCCGTTGTAACTGCAAAGATATGGGAACATTTCTCCAAGCAAAACTATATGACTCAGTATAGTCGTGCTGTCAGAATGGAACATGTTGTTGCAGATATGATCAAGCGTCAGGTCGAGGCTGGCTTTAGCTTTGACCTAGACAAAGCCGAAGCACTAGAGATGGAGTTGCTAATTGAAAAGTCTCAAATCGAAGACGAGATGCGAAGAATCTTCCCAGACAAGATCATTGTTAGACATTCTGAGAAAACAGGAAAGCGACTCAAAGACAAAGTCGAAGTCTTCAATCCAGGTTCTCGACAACAAATTGCAGAACGTCTACAAGAAAAGTATGGATGGGAACCTAGTACCACTGATAAGGGAAACCCCAAAGTGGACCATGAAGTTCTATCTAACCTAGACTATCCCGAAGCTAAGACCCTATGTAAGTACTTTGATCTCATCAAACTAATGAGTCAGGTATCTGATTGGGTTGGTCGTGCTAAGGTTAGCCGTGACAAACGAATCCACGCATACATCAATACCCTTGGTGCTGTGACTGGTCGTATGTCCAGCAAGGAACCAAACATCCAGCAAGTACACTCTGATCCCAGAGCACGAGCATTGTTTGTTCCCAAGAGTGGTTGGGTTCTTGTTGGTTCAGATCTCAAGGGTCTAGAACTAAGAATGCTTGCACATTATCTATATCCATTTGACAATGGTGCATATGCCAAGGAAGTTTGTGAAGGTGATATCCACACTCACAATCAAAAGGCTATGGAACTGGAGTCTAGGAACACAGCTAAGACTGCAATCTATTGCTTCTTGTATGGTGGCGGTGATGAGAAGTTTGCAAAGACAATCAACTCATCTACCTATAAGGCAAAGCAAACTAAGAACAAACTCCTGAGTAATATCCCTGGACTTAAGAAGTTGATTGAGAATTGTAGATTTGATACCTTGGACAAGGGCTATGTCAAGCCATTCAATTGGCGTCCTGTCTATGTCCGTAAGGAACATGCTGCTCTCAATACTTTACTACAATCCTCTGGTGCTCACATTGCTAAGGCTTGGGCCTGTGTAGCTGATCAGCGCCTACGGATGGAGATTGGTCAGGATAAGTTTAATTGGGTTGCCTCAGTGCATGACGAACTACAAGTAGAATGTCATCCTGATGTAGCCAACAAAGTCGGTAAAATCCTCTGCGAATCTGCAACTACTGCTGGTGAATTACTACGCAGCAATTGCAAGATTGAAGCAGAATTTAAAGTAGGTAATAACTGGTCGGAGACACACTAATGGCTAGAGACTATAAAGACGAATACGAGAAGTTCCAATCATCAGCAAAATCCAAGAAGGACCGAGCCCACCGTAACAAGGTACGCCGTAAGGCTACTAGGGATGGTAAGGTTCGTAAGGGAGACGGTAAGGACATTGACCATGTAGATGGCAACCCCCGTAACAACTCCCCTAAGAATCTACGGGTTGTTAGTAAGTCTAAGAATCGAGCCAAGAAATGACTGAATCAGTATACTTTATGCGCCAAGTAAACGAGTTTATAGCTTCTAATCCGAATCATCCATTTGTAATTGAATACAATCGTGGTGAGATTGGCTTAGGTTATATTATCCGTCACTGGCAGGAGATTCATAATGAGAATTGTTCAAATTAGTGGTAAGGGTAGGGTGGGTAAAACCACCCTTGCCCATTTAATTGCCAAGTATGTATTCGATCTTGGCTATATTCCTGTCTTACTTCCCTTTGCTGATGCAATTAAGAAGCAAGCAGCAGAGGCTGGGATCACAAAGGAAAAGGATTCAACGGCTTACCGTGACTTCTGTCAACAACTAGGAGCCAGTAAGCGAGCCGAAGATCCTGAGTACTGGGTTGTTAAGTCATACGAAACAATCCAAGAGTATATGATTAAGGAACTAGATAACAAGGCTGCGGGTAAGTCTAACTTTGAGTATGTCATTATTCAAGATGATGTACGATATATGAATGAACTTGCCTTCGGTCGTGAGCTAGCAGCTACCCAGATCTTCCTTTCCCAAGGTTTTCGTAAACTAGAAGAAGACAAGGCTGAGTGGCGTAACCATGAAAGTGAAACCCTAGCCAACTCGGTTGAAGATTCTTTTAAGAATAATACTAAGAAGAATGAATTCGATGAGTTGTTTGATATCATTGTCCAGAACGACGGGGATCTAGAAGACCTTGAGTATCTAACCAAGCAAGCAACTGAGTATTGGATGGAACTGGGTTATCTAGAACTGGAGGAATGGAATGACGAAGCCGACGACAGCAATCCTTGATGGGGACATCATTGCCTATAGGGCTGCCTTCTGGGCAGACTCTGAAGGTATTGATGAACTGCCTGGTCGTATTGCCAAAGACATTGAGAACTGGACTCCAGAAGGGGTCACTAGAATTCTTGTAGCTATGTCCTGTCCTCGGGCTAAGAACTACCGTAAGGTATTCTGGCCTATGTACAAGCAACATAGAGACGATTTCAAATCACCAGACGCAATGGGAGTAGCACTAGAATGCATATACAACCAAGAACTTACTACAACGCGATGCGTCAATCGGCTGGAAGCGGACGATCTTATTGGAATGCTGGTGTCAGAAGGACACGCAATCGGGGTAACTGTAGACAAGGATCTACGCCAGATCCCTGGGTGGCACTGGAATCCAGACAAGGAACCAGAACCAGTCCTGGTGTCTGGAAAAGAGGCCGATAAGTATTTCTACCAGCAATGGATGACTGGAGATACTACAGATAATATCTGGGGTCTTTGGAAGGTAGGTCCTGCCAAGGCTAAGAAGTTCCTAGATAATAACCCCCCTGAAGAATGGGATTCAGGGATTATGGGGATGTACCAAGAGGAAGACTGGGATAGACGCCCAGAAGAAAAGCGTCCTCTGGATATGTCAAGGGCTGAGTTTGCCCTGTCCCAAGCTAGGTGTGTCCGTATCCTTCGTCATGGTGATTATGACAAGGAAAGTAATACAATCAACCTGTGGGGTCCAAATAACCACGGAGTTAGAAACATTTTGGATTTAGATAAGGGAGTAATTAATGAGCAAAGTATTTGAAGATTTCGTAGCAGTAGATAAGTACTGCCGATGGTTACCAGAACAGAACCGAAGAGAAACCTGGGAAGAGGCAGTTGATCGGTATTTCGATTATTTAATTAATCGCCTTGATCTCGCCAATAAGGTTCCTCTGGATGAAATGAAAGAGATTGGTCAGGCCCGCCAGATGATGAAGGATCGTGAGATCTTTGGTTCTATGCGCGCTCTGATGACCGCTGGTCCTGCACTAGATAAGGACGATGTAGCTGCCTATAACTGCTGCTATGTTGCCATCAAGTCTACCCAGGATCTATCTAATATTCTATATACCCTAGCCTGTGGTACAGGTGTTGGGTTCTCAGTAGAGAAGAAGAATGTTCAACAACTACCTACGGTTCATGACACAATCGTAAAGACAGATCGGTCTATAGTTGTAGAGGATTCTCGTGAGGGATGGGCTAATGCTTATCGTCAGTTTGTTGATCACCTATATCATGGTCATCACCTAACTGTAGATACCAGTCAGATCCGTCCATCTGGTGCTCGGCTTAAGACCTTTGGTGGTCGAGCCTCGGGACCAGAACCATTTATTCGATTGATTAAGTTTACTGCCAATGTGTTCTATGGAGCACAAGGCCGTAAGCTAAAGCCAATCGAAGTACATGATCTAGTTTGTCAGATTGCAGATTCAATTATCTCAGGTGGTGTACGCCGCTCGGCTTTAATTAGTCTATCTGATCTCTCGGATTTTGAGATGGCTCATGCCAAGAGTGGCCCCTGGTGGGAGAAGGAAGGTCATAGAGCCCTAGCTAATAACTCAGCTGTCTATGAATCCAAGCCAGATATGGGTTCGTTTATGCATGAATGGTCATCTCTATACAACTCCCGCTCAGGAGAGCGTGGTATTTGTAATAGAGAAGCAATGCGTAACATTGCTAAGCGTGCAAATAGAAACCCAGACTTTGACTTTGGTACTAATCCATGCTCTGAGATTATCCTAAGACCAAATCAATTCTGTAATCTATCAACCATTGCGGTACGTCCTGAAGATCAGGCACCACAATTAATTGATAAGATTCGTCTTGCAACAATCCTAGGTACTCTTCAGAGTGCTTTAACTAATTTTACCTACTTTGCTACCAACAACAATTCTTCTTTCAAGGATAACTGTGAAGAAGAGCGTCTACTTGGTGTGTCAATGACTGGTATCTTTGATAACAATTTAACTAATGGTGGCAATGGTCCAGAAGAATTACAAAAACTACTCGGTGCTCTTAAGTTTGTTGCTCGCAAGGTCAATGAAAAGTGGGCTGGGTATCTTGGTATCAATCCATCCAAGTCTATTACCTGTATTAAGCCAGAAGGTACAACTTCCTGTGTAGCAGGAACTGCATCTGGTTTACATCCTAGATTCAGTAAGTTCTATATCCGCCGTATCCGAATGGATAAGAACTCACCAATGGCTAAGTTTATGATTGATTCTGGGATTCCACATGAGGCTTGTGTAATGAAACCAAATCATACACTAATCTTCTCGTTCCCAATCAAGGCTGACTTTGGTATTACTGAACAACAGATCAATGCTATTGGTCACCTAAATCTTTGGCTTGCTTATCAATCATGGTATTGTGATCACAAGCCTAGCATTACTGTAAGTTATACTGATAACGATTTCTTACATATCGGTGGTTGGTTATGGAAGTATTGGGATCTGGTTTCTGGCATTTCCTTCTTGCCGAAGGATAACCATGTATATCAGCAAGCACCATTCGAAGCCATTACTGAAGAGCAATTCACTAAGCTTAATGATGCCATGCCAACCAACGTTGATTTTAGTCTTCTCTCTAATTATGAGCTAGAAGATGGCACCACTAACGCTCGCGCTCTAGCCTGTACAGCTAATGGATGCGAGGTAACTTAAGGAGTATACTATGTCTACACTGTATGTTGAAAGCGAGTATGATATGGATCAGGCGCTAGCCGAGACTATGAAATTAGTAAAGCTGCGTCACTGTACATTGAATCTTGGTTTCAATAACATGAAGATGGTGAGTATATTTCTTGATAATCTCAAGCAAGAATTAGTGGAACAAAAGATTGAACCAGATGAGAAAAACTTTCATCTTAATATAATGGTCAAAGAAAATGAACAAACTTGAAATCTTACTAAAGAAATGGAAGGCGGGGTCCATCACGGACCCCAACCTTTCCCTTTGTTTATCTTATATCAACAGTATCCAATTGGAAAAACGCAATGAAAGAGAACCTTCAACTATCCAGAGAACTGATCCAGTATCTGGAGAAGACGATAACCCTAAACCCAAGCGACTTAAAGCTAAAGGACTATGACCGAGGCTTCAAAGCTGGTCAACTAGAGGTGGTTGCTAAACTAAAGGTTCTCTGGGAACAGCAAGAAAGGAAGAATGGTTATGGCTAAAAAGGGAGGCGGTGCTCCGCAAATTAACGTTCAACAAGAAATGGAACGTCAAGAACAAATGATGCAAAGACAAATGGCTTTGCAGCAACAATATCAAAGAGAAGCCGAAGATCGTATGCGCGCTGAGCGAGAACGAGATCGAAACCTAGAGATTGCTAGACGACGTGAAGCTGCTACTGAAAGAGAAGCTGAACTCGTTAAACAAGAAGCCCAAGAAAGTGCTGTATTCCAAGAAATGCAGGGACAAACTAAGGCTGAATCTAGTGAGTTTGGTGGTGGTTTTAACTTAGCCATGCCAACTATTGAAAGACCAGGTTACGAAAGTAAAGATAGACCACTATAAGGAGAGACAATGAATTCTGAAAAGACTATTAAAGACCGATGGATGACGCTTAATGCAAAGCGTGAATCTAAATTAAACAAAGCCAGAGCTTGCTCTGCCTTAACCGTTCCTACACTATTGCCTTACCAATCAATTAGTGGAGAAGATAATCTTTTTCAGACTTACTCTTCTGTTCAATCTCGTGGCGTAACTTCTTTAGCAAGTAAGATCCTCAGTGTTCTTATCCCGCTAAACGATACACCATTCTTTTCTTTCGGTCTTAAGAATGGCCGTGAACCTACACCAGAGATTGGCGAGTATCTAAGCAAGCTTTCCTTACAAGTTTATCGTAAACTAATTTCAAATAATCTTCGTGAAATTTCCTATCTAGCAATGCAACATCTCATCGTAATTGGCGATGTTCTCATTGTAATGGAAAACGACTATTCATTCCGAGCTATTCGTCTAGATCAGTTTGTTGTGCGTCGAGATGTAAATGGTTCTATCAAAGAGTTTATCTATTTAGAATTCATTTCCCCTAGTAACGAGGATGCAGCCAGTGCCTATGACTTCATTGCGGGCGAAGAAAAACAAACAGGTTTTAAAACAGTATATATCCGTGTCTTCCAAACGGAAGATGAAACTTGGGAAGTCCAAAAAGAACTGGACGGAACGATTATCGACAGAGGCTATTATACTGTTCTTCCTTATATTCTACTGCGTTGGGCTAGTATTGCTGGCGAAGATTACGGACGTAGCCATGTTGAAGATATCTACTCAGATATCAGAACCCTAGAGTCCTATAGCCGTGCTATGATTCAAGGTATGGCTGCTGGTTCTACATTCTTTATGGGTGTTGACCCAGCTGGTATTACTGAAATTGATGATCTTTCTGGTGCATCTAATGGTCAATGGGTTGGTGCTAGAAAACAAGATGTATTTGTCATTACCCCAGGCGAAACAATTAACCCACAACTACAAGCCTGTGCATCTGCGGTAGACGCAATGCGTAAGGAAGTAGGTCAAGGGTTCCTATTACAAACCGCCGCCATGCCTACTGGAGATCGTGTCACAGCCACAGCCGTAAGAGCCGTAGGCAACGAACTAGAAACAATCCTAGGCGGTACATTCTCTGCAATTGCCAGAGACTTTATGGTTCCTATTATCCGTAGAACCATTTACTTAATGATTGAGAATAATGAAATTGATCAACGCATGGCTGATCAGTTTGATGAGGAAAATGGTATCCTCAATATTGAAATTCTCACTGGCCTTCAATCCCTTAGCCGTGAATCAGACATCACCAAGTTGCTCCAAATGGGTGAAATGGTTCGCAATCTTCCACCTGAAGCCGCTTCATCCTTCAAGTGGGAATCTTATGCTAGAGCCCTGATCACGTCTATGGGATTTGATGCCAACAATTGGGTACGCAGTGCTGAAGAAATCCAAAAAGAAAAGATGGAAATGGCAAAGCAACAACAACAAATGGAGATGCAGAAGATGTTTGCTGGTGCTGCTGCTCAGGCTATGGGTGGCGCTGCTCAACAAGATCTCATGCAAACTGGTGGTGCCAATATTCCACCAGAACTAGGTCAGCAAGCAATGCAACTACTAGGAGGACAACCCAATGGCTAAAAGACCAGATAAGAAATCAATGCCTTGTAATAAACCAAGAGCCTCTACTTCAGCTGGCAAGAAGAAGATGGTCAAAGCATGTGCCAATGGACAAGAAAAAATCATCCACTTTGGAGCAAAAGGTTATGGTCACAACTATAGTTCGGAAGCTCGTAAGTCTTTCAAAGCACGGCATAATTGCGACTCTGCGGATAATAAACTAAGTGCTAAATACTGGGCCTGTAAGAATCTT